CTGAAAACAACCGTGTCTGCCCGTCCTCGGAATATAGCGAAAGATCTATCGTTCCAGCGGTCGTTACCAAATTCACCATGACCGAGATTTTATTGACGGTTATTTTGAAAGGGATGACAACCTGTCCAATAATGGCGGTTGTATTTACAGATAATGTCATTAGTTGCGGGGTAGTACTAGATTCTCCAATCGCACTGGTAGGAATGATTGTTAGAGCGGTGCGAGTTAGCTCGGTAAAGTTGGCGTTCAGGTCTGCGGCGGGCAACTGGCTGCCAGCAGTAAATGTAATCATAAAATTATGCTCCTACGGTTAAAATCCAGTAATTGAATAAAGATTTGAAGTTAAATTAGGTTTGATTTTCAATCCGTGATGACGTTTGTGCAGATTATCATTTTGAAAATAGTACAAATTGCTTGGGTTATTATTACGTTTGTTTTCATCCATATGATGAATAGTTTCTGTACTTAACAAATCTCTTCCAATAATTCTTTCTACAACTACTCGATGTTCTTTTTTCCAACGCCCTTTGTCATCATGTATCCATTTATAACCATGTTTATCTTCGTACCAGCCCCCACTCCACCTTGGATTATTTTCTCCTGACCATCTAGATTTCATGGTTTGGAACCATTTAACTGAATGTGTATTACGGCCTTGCTGAAATGCGTTTAAAGTTTTTTCCCTATTATTTCTTCTTGTAATATTATTGCGTTTTAAAATACCGTAAATAGTTTTATAACTAACTGGGTATTTTTGTTCCAAAGTTAAGGCACTTTCACCTTTCTTATAATCTTCACAAATAGATTTTTCATCTACTTTTATCCTTTTGAGAATATTAGGAACACCTCTTTTACTTAGGCTTATTTTTGCTATGGTTTCAGATGTATGAGTACTTCCTTTAGTCATTGGTGTTTAAGTTACTTGCAAAGTCCAATCTAGGGTCAAAGTCTGGCTGGTGGTCTTGGTAATGTTAATGGCTACGCGCGAGACCAGGACGCCAGTATTTGCGGTCCCCGTGCCGTCCACCACAATGCCTGCCTCGCGGAACGTGCCGCTGGTCTCGGTGGCGTTAAAGTAAGCGGTGGCATACGCGAGGTTTGCGACGTTCGATTTGCTGGCCAGGTTGTTGCGGTAGGTTTCGGTCTGAAGCTGGGTATCACTCGTGGCGGGGGTACTCGTGCCAGTGCCGATAACAGCCATGTTTATAAACATCGTGTTGTCGGGCGTAGAGTCAACAAAGTTGTTGGCAATCATCGTCCAGCAGGCGGCGGTAATGATGTTGTCATACTCAAACACCTGTTCCTCACCCGTGTTGATGTCCTTGAGCGTAAACTTGTAGTGGCCGTGGAGGGATATATTCTTTTCTGGTAGAGAGCGGTGAAGGTTCATGTAAGACGGCTGCCGTCGAGGATAAACGGTCGGCTGGTTCCCGTAATCGCTTGCGGGGTGAGCCTGAACGTGACGGCGTAGTTTAATGCTTGGACGGTGAGGGAATCGGAGAGTGTGAGTGAATCTTGAAACTCCTCGTACTTCTGAAGGAGCGTCGTATCGTTGTCTGATATAAGTGTACCATTTTGCCGTAGCTGGCTTATCAACAAGTCGATCAGCGTGATGGTCTTGAGCGTTGCCAATTCGATCCGATATTGCCCGACGCTGCGGCTGACCATACTGAACGTCACCCGCTGAATAAGAAAACCCTCGTTAACTGCGCGGAGTGTGGAGTTGACCGTAATGGTCTGGCCGCTGCGAAGTCCTGCTGTGTAGGTATAAAACGATCCTTCGGATATTTTGTCGCCGTAGGCTTCAAGTTCTGCGATAGCAAAATCTCGCGCTTCCTCTTTGCTCTTGATGGTCGTATCGGTGCGGGCGAACTCGGATACCCCGTAGGTAGCGATAGATGCCGAGTCCTGTACCTGCACCAGTATTGAATAGAGCGGGGTTCCCGTGACCTGGATATTGTTTGTCCCTGCGGCTGGCGCGGTAGTGAACTTGATATAGGTTTCGTTGTAGTTCCACAACACGTCAAAGTCCGCTTCGTCGTCAAGGAAATCCACGCCGACTGTTTTACTGACCCCGCCAACGGTTACGGTCGGAAGCTCTGAGAATTTATTGGACAGCTTAAAGAACTTCTTAGTGCCGTCGCCGTTAAAGAACTCGTCTCTGGGGTCGCCTACCGCATCCCCGCCCTGAATGAACACGCGGTTACGAAGCTGGGACAGGTCTTCGGAGACTTCGAGCGAGTCGAAGACATAATTGGCAGAGGTATCGGTAATACTGAACGGGGCAAGCTCGGTGTTCTTGATGAAGAAATGAATATCGCTGTTGTAGTCAACGTACCAGGAATAATTAGATAGCTTTGCCAGCTTCTCAAGGCACGCTGCGACTGAGATGCGGTTGAACCTGATTGAATCTACCGCTACAGGAGCAGCCACGTTGGTGGTCGTAAAGGTGGGCGCGTAGGTGCTAATCAGGTTGGCAATGATGGCATCAATCGTGGTGTTCTCGTAGCTCTCGGCCACCAGTACGCGGGTGAGGTAGTGCGCGTTATCAACACAATCTATCTCATACCGAACGATAGTGTGTCCATCGGTAACTTTATTAACGGACAGGATCAAGCCGTAATAATCACGCACGCCGTCAATTAGCAGCTCTACCGATTGCCCGATTACTGGAGTGAATACGGAGGCGTACTTGTCCACGGCAAAACTTAAGGTGTCTACCTTCTCATTAAGAACATCGCTCTTGCGGAGAGAGTTCCATGCAATGCTGCTTGTTCTATCTGTGCCGTTTACTTTAAGAGTTACTGTCATACATTTATCTGGGCGTTAAACTTCAGTTCGTTCATAATGCCGCGCTTTACCTTCTCGATTAAATCCTGCCCCGATACGTCGCCGTTAACGATCACCGTGATTCCGCCGCCAACGCCGATCTGACTATTGCGTGTAATCTGCCCATAAGAGTCTGGTGTAAATATCTCTGGGCCACGCTCACCTACCAGAAACGACTGGTTCGGATTAACCGCCCCGCCGCCAGCACGCCTAGGAAGTAGTTTGCTGACTGAACTAATGCCACCTGAAATAGAGTTTTTGACGCTGTTATACGCGTCTCTTACTTGATTTATTTTGTTAATAAGGGGCTGGAAAAAACCTACGATGGAGTCAATTGATTCTCGAAAGATGATTTTAATGCCGTCCCATGTCTGACGGAAAAACTCTTTTGCGCCGCCAACTTCTTTCATCGCCTTCGCAACTGCTACGAGCATTGCTCCAAGTGCAATGAGTAAAGCGGTAATCGGCGTTCCCGCAACAAATAAAATTGCCGTTCCTAAAGCTGTGACAACTGGAACAAGAGCGATGATTGAAGTAGTCAATGTGCCTAATATAAGAAGCACCGGCCCTAATGTTGCTACTAATCCTACAAATATTAAAATATTATTCTGAACCGAAGGGGAAAGACCGTTGTATTTATCCATTAAGTCATTAACCAATACAATAACTTTGCTGGCAATCGGAGCTAACTTCTCGCCTAAGACAGCGGCATTGTTTTCCAATTCAGCTCGCGCGATTCTTGTGCTGTTAGCAAGACCGTCAGAAGTGTTCTTAAAATCCCCTTGTACTCGGTTTGTCTGTTCCATTAAAAGACCAACGCGAGCCAGCGTCTTTTCTTCCATTGTCAGTTCAGTTCCAAGAGTTCCAATTCCATTAGCGGCGGCATACGCTTTAATAGAGGTTTCACTTAATCCAACACCGAATCTTTCAAGAGGATCAATTTCACCGCGTAATCCAGCTTGAATAGCTCCAAGAGCAGTACCTACGTCCGTGTTGAAAACCGAAGCCATGTCAGCGGCTCGTTGGGTGAGTTTTATCGTCATATCCCCTGCATCACTGGCAGAAAGTCCAACATTCTGCAATGCAGAACCGATAGGAACAGAGGCTTGCAGGAAAGCTCTTTGAGAAAGACCTACGGATTCAGCAGTAGTTTTACCGAACTCCATTATCTTTCCACTAGCTGTTCCAAAAACAACATTTGAAGCGTTGACAGCTTCGTTTAAGTCTGAAAACGCCTTTACTCCATAAACCCCCAACCCGACAATAGGAGCGGTGACAGCAATGGACATTTTTTGCCCAATGCTGGTCATCCCCTCACCAACTCTTTGTAGCTTTTCTCGAATACCAGAAAGACTGCCATCCAGGTGTGAGAAATTATCTCCAACTTGCTTGATGACTTTGCTGGCTCGGTCTTCGGCGGTGATAACTGCTCTAAGTTGTGCGTCTGCCATTGGCGGCTTTTCGTTCGGCTTCATGCTTCTTCTTGAAGAAGTCCTTTAGCTCTTTAATAAAAAAGGTGGGCTGGTTGAAGTAGGTGAAGTAATCCCACTTCATTTCGTAGCAGAGGAACAGGGAGTCCTTGTCGAAGGCTATTTTTTTTTACGCTGTTCGTCTATGGAATCGAGGATGAACTTGGTGTCGTCCTCGTGCATATCCAGCACCTTATTCAAAAGGTCTTCGGCATTACCGCCGATGGATACAACAAAGGTTTCAATCTTCCTGTGGTTGGTTTCGCTAATCATCTTCTTGAGGTCGATGTTGCCGATGTCGGCCTTGCCTGCCATGTCCGCTTTGACGGCCATAGCCTCGTACATCAATTCGTCAATGTGTTCGGCTTGACGGCCAGTAATCCACGATTTAATTTCTACCTCCTCTGACCCGATTGGTGTGGTTATCTTGTGAGTGTTCATGTTAGGCGACTGTGTAAGTCGTAATTAGGTTGGTTAATACAACGCTGATCGCTTTGGCTGTAGCCACATCGTAATGTGCCAAGAAAGAAATGTTTTCTTTTACCGTATCATCTAACGGGCGGTCTGGTGTGAGGTCTTCAAAGGATACTTTCGACAAGTCAATTTGAAGTTTCGGATTAGAAGACGAACCGATAGTTACATCCGAACGTGTCATCTCAATTCTCATCGCCTTATAAGTTCCCGCAGTGAACAGGTCATGGTAGGTAGCTCCCTGATAATCCAAGGTCATTGAGCCGCCGATTTCCATTAACAGTGCCAGCACGTCAACGGCAGTAAGGCTGCCAATGTTCATGTCAGGTCGGGCATTACTGTTGATGGATAGTGAAAACTCTTTAAGGTTGATTGCGGGAGCTGCACCTAATCCTGCTACATCATTGGCAATCTTGATAATGATGTCTTGCTGTCTGAATGGTACGTCGCCTGTGGTGAAGGCTAGGGTGTAATCGGATACGGCAGTTTCGTTCCGTCCGATGAAGGCAGCGGTAGCGTTCACAAGGTCGTCAATCGGGGTGCGGATTTCAAGAGAGCTGACCTGCGCGCCGTTGTATTGGTAGTCTTGGCCGCCTAGAACTGAGAGGGCGAGGGTTAAAGTAGGATGCTGGGGGCTGCCTGTGAGCAGTGAAAAAGTGTGGTCGAAAACAGCGGCGTTTGGGGCAGACTTGGCAACTGATGCCGATGAGCCTAATAAGCTGCGGAACAGCCAACCGATTGAGTTAACCTTAAGGTTGAATTCAAGGTCGCCTTCGACCCGCTTCGAGACAATTTCTGATCCTTGGCTCTGGATGCCGGAGCCTGTGGTTTCACGAAG